AGCAATACCGTTAACTACTATATCTACAAATTTAGGTATAATAGGTACTGGCTTCCAGTCTAAATTTAAATAAGACAAATCACCATTAATAGATAATTCATCTTTATATTTTTGTACACTTTGTTCTCCTCTAGCATATAATCTTAAGTTATGAAAATTTTGATAACCTGTATTCCATCTACTACCATTTACTCTACCACCTCTAAACCATTCATACTCAATAGCTTGCCCAACTAATAATCCATATTCTAATGTTTTCTTTTCCTCTTCAGATACCATCTGACTTGGAAACGCACTATTAATACCAGTGTTTAATTTCATCTATTAATTATTTTTGATTCATTGCCTCTATTGTCATATTTAGAAAAGTTTAAATTTACAGATTCTTTTATAACTTCAGCAACGGGTCTATATTTATTTTTGTTACAAGCCATTATAGCTAATCCTGAACTAATTGAAGCATCGTGTTTAGTTCTGTCATTTATGTTAAAAGCAGCCCAGTCTTCTAATGTTCTTTGAAAATACATAGTTCCATATTGCTCGTTGTTGTATCCAACAAACATTTCAATATAAGCTTCAATAGCGGCCGCATGAGCTTGTTTAATGTCTTCACTTGAATTAGGTATACCACCTATTTCTTTTTCAGTTACAGATAATTTATGTGCTGTTTTATCTGGTCTATTCATAGAGTAGCCTCTATAACCTCTTCTTTTAAAATGATATAATAATCTAGGTTTATTATTTTCTGCAAGTATAGGCATTCCATAAAACACACAAGCCATAAGAACATCTTCAAAAAATATTTCAGCAGTTGGAGGTCTAGATATGTATTCTAAAAATAATAAATTAGGTGGTGCATTTTCCATACTAAACTTAGTTAAACCGTGTAAAGATCCTTTTGAACCTCTACCGTCTACAGTTCCTGATATATCATAACTGTCACAGCCAAAAGCACCCATATGTTCGTTTCCAGGAAACTTTCTACCATTTTTAATAACAACTCTATTCTGTTGATTTATATTTGGAACCCATGAAACAAAAAATCTACCTTGTTTGCTTGGAACAAACATTACGCTTGTATCTTTAATCCCATCTTCCCATTGAAAATTACCTTGAGTAACTACATTTGAATGTTTTAAATCTTCGTTATAATCTATTTGTTCGTAGATTTTAGTAAGATTAAATAAAGATTGTTTAGTCTCATCTCTGAACGCGTGTTTTTCTGTACGAGGAAACTGCCTATATAATTCATTAAGTGCATCAGGGTCATCCTTAAGACCATCTACTTCATTTTCCCAGTGTTCTATAACACCGATTTCAATTGGGTGGCCATCTGGGCCCTTCTTTTTTTTCGTGGGTGTCTCAAAGACAGGTAATCCATAAGAATCAATGTATCCCTCGTAGTTCCACTCCATAGGTATGAACAGGCTATATAATCCCGAGCTAGTCTGCCCATTGCGGTTTCTTCTGGTAACGTTTGAATCATCATATAGTTTTTTGTAGTTTCTACCACCTTTATCTAAAGCATTTGACGTTGAACCCATCATGCACTTACCGATAATTCTAGAACCTAATCGTAAACAAGTTTTTGTAACCCTCCAATTGTTTAATATATTATCAGGTTTTTCCCATTTACCAGATTCATCATGTACTAGTAACTTTAATTTTTCACCATCATAACTATTGTCTCCTGTATTTTTCCAGTCAATAGTTGTATCTAATCCTTTTAACTCTTCTAGCTGTTCGTTGTTATCTATTTTACGTCTTGTAAACCTACTAGCCGGAACCCTGTAAGCAAGCTCTGTTTTTGGTCTATCCATACCGTCTTGAATCGGCTTGAAGAAAAATGGGTAGTTGACGGAAATAGGTACAATTTTATCGGTAAACATTTTCTTTGCATCAGACCCAGACTTTGATAAGACACCGTATCTAGCATCACTAGAGATAGTGGCAAGGTTGACTGTTTCGCCGGATGCCATGAATGAAAAACCAGACCGTCTGTTTTTAAGGTAACACATTCCGTAGCAGCGTATATCTGCCTTGCAAGCTTCCCAGAATATATAGAATAGTCTGTTTGCTTCTCGAAAGTCTGCTTGCCCAACATCAATCTTGGACCACTGCAAGTACATATAGTGAGTACCAGTAATATAAGTAGCTTTACCTTTATTAGTGAACCAATAGCCTTCGTGACGTCTTGCAAACTCTCTATCAATATACTCATACCATTTTTCTTTAAAATCATCCGGATATTGCTTCCAGTCAAATATTGTTTTAATATTTTTTAATGTCTTAGGATATTCATGGGTTTGCCATTGGTTAGCACCTGTAAAAACATTTTTTTCTTTTGGTAATGCTATTTTTAAGTTTTGTATTTCATATACTTCACCTATTTGACCTGTTTTAGATATTACAATAACATCATATTCTTTATTGTAACCGTAATCCCATTTTTTAGATTTATTTAATCTTTTTATGGCTTGAGGTTTTATATGATCAATTACTTTATATAAAGTTTGCTTATACATTATTTAGATCTTCTTTCTGCAAAGCCTCCAAAAGCTTTAGCTTTAACTTCTTCTTTTGGTTTTTCATTAAGCATATTTTCTTCCTCTATAATACGATTGTGTATTTCAAAAGCATCAAATATACATAATTTTTTAGTTGCTGCAGCGTTTTTTAATCTATCGGCTGATATATCTTCATCTGAATCCACAATAGCTTCTTTAGCAACTTTAATAAGCTCTTCAACTGCTATGTGCCCAGCTTGGATTATGTTCAACTTCGTTTCCTTTGTGTTCATACTTTATAACAATATCATTTGATTTCATACAATAAAGACGTTTGCCATCAACGACAAAGTCATATTCTCCATTAGGTGTATAACCTACAAGGTCTTCCTCGTTGATTCCTAACGCTTCTAACGCACTATTACCGTATTTTAATATACCAATAAGATATTGCTCTTGATCAGACACTGTATTGTCATTACTTTTTATTGGACTTACAAAGCATCTATTATTAATAGTTTGCCATCTATCCTTTTTTTTGTATAAATACACTTGATCTAATTGAACAAAATATAAACCATCTCTAAAATAAGACTTACTATTTTTTTCTTCACCCCTCATATTGTACCATCTTCTGAATACATTGTGGTGAATCATTATTAAATCACCTTTTTTAATATTAGTTTTAAATGATAAAGGTGTTTCTATAACTTTAGCTATATTGTTTACGGATTTAAAAGTTTCTACTTGCGTGTTAATTATAAGGCTTTTGTCACCTACTTTAACATCATTATTATATCGCTGGCCGACAGGCTCAACGATAAAGTCAAATAAACTTTTCACTAATATTCTAAATCATACTCAACGGATATTGCCATGTTAGAATTAAATTTTTTCCATGGCAATACTTCGTTTTGTTTTTTGATATAGATATTATAGGAATTGTCTGTTTTGTCAGAAAGTATATGTGATATTGTATGTCCACCATATACCGACTGCCCTAACGCATAGTGCATAGCATCAGTTTTATAGTCAGAACCAATACTTATCTTTCTAATTACAGACGACATTATTCCTTTTTATCCTCTTCTTTTTCAATTGGAGTGTATGTTCCATCNTCTAAATTAATATTGATAGATCCATACTCTTCTTCTAACTCTTTTTTAAAGTCTTCAGTTTGTTTGTTTACTTCGTGAAACTTCCCTAATATTTGGGTTTTTTGGGCTTCTAAAAATCCAACTTCATTTAATAACTTGTTTAAGTCTTTCTGAAAGCCTTGAATTTTTTCTAATTGGTCTTTTTTAATTTCCATTTTAATTTAATTTGATTATTTGCCTATTGATTTAAATTTTTCTGCACCTCGCGAACCGAAATAGGCAACATAAACGGTTATAAGAAGTGATTTTAAAAGGTCTATCCAACCGGTGTCAATACCAAATGATATGTCAAACCCGTCTAATAGTATAAAAATAACAAGAGATATTGTTAAGAATATCAATGTCATTGGCCGAGTGTTTTTTGAGAGCCATGAATCGGATTTCATATCGCTTTCCCAGCGTTTAGATACCTCTTGTAGTTCTATTGTGTCTTGCTCTAAAAGTTTAAGAGCTGTTTCTTTATCCTGGGGTGGTAGATCTGGATCATTGTTTATTAAGTTTTTAACCATACCTAGCGCACCTTGATCAGGCAATATATTACTAATCACATCTATAATACCTGATTTACCTATTAGGAATTTACCTACTTTAGTGTCTTTAAATTTCTTTTTAGGTTTTGACATAATTATCCTGCTTTATAAGCTTCTACCTCCCATGGTAAGCTTTTATTTGATTCATTAAATTCTTTTCTTAAGAATTTTTTACCCTTATAATAAACAGCTTCATCATCATAATCTAATT